CACAAGGACTACGCGGCGCTGATGGGAACCGGCTCCGCTCTGGCCGCTGCCCCCTCGGCCGCCGCTGCGCCGCCCTGGGCCGGCGCGTCGCCGGCTGTGCCCGCCGCCGCGGGCGATGCCAACAAGCCGTTCTGGGCGCGGTAGGCCGCCATGATCCCGCGCGATTATCAGCGGGCGGCGGTCGCCGCCGCCCGAGAGAAGACGGCTCACCTGGGCAACACGCTGCTGGTCCTTGCCACCGGCGGCGGCAAGACGGCGTGCGCCGGCTTCTACATCGGCGAGGAGGCGGCCGATGATCCAGCGTCGCGGTTCCTCGTCGTTCAGCACACCGACGAGCTGATCGAGCAGAACCGCCGCACCATCGATCGCATCACCGGTCTGCCATCATCGGTGGTCAAGGCCGAACGCGACGACTGGTCGGGCCGGGTGGTGTTCGGCAGCGTCCAGACGCTCGGCCGCGGCAGACGGCGGGAACGGATGGTGCCCGTCTCGCATCTCGTCATCGACGAGTGCCACCGCGCCGCCGCCGACAGCTATCAGGCGGTGATCGGCCACGCGCGCTCGCTTAGGCACGACGTCAAGCTCTTGGGCCTCAGCGCAACGCCGGAGCGGGGCGACGGCCGCAGCCTGCGCCGGACCTTCTCCAATGTCGGCTTCCATCTGCCGATCGGTGCCCTGATCGAACAGGGCATCCTGGTGCCGCCGCGCACCTTCACCATCGATCTGGGCCTAAGCGACGAGCTCGCCGGCATCGATGCCACCGCCGGCGACTTCGACATGCGCCAGGCAGAGAAGGTGCTCAACCGCTCCGTCCTCAACGAGGCGGAGGTCGAACACTGGTGCGAGCGCGCGCATGAGCGCCGGACGATCGTCTTCTGCGCCACCGTCGCCCATGCCGAGGCCGTCGCCGCGGCGTTCCGCGATGCCGGCATCACCGCCGAGACCATCACCGGCGAGATGCCGGGAAGGGAAAGGGTCGATCTCATCGCCCGCTTCGATCGCGGCGACGCGCAGGTGCTCACCAACTGCATGGTGCTGACCGAGGGTTTCGACAGCCAGCCGGTGGGTTGCATCGTCATCCTCCGGCCGATGCTGCACAAGGGCACCTTCGTCCAGGCGATCGGCCGCGGCCTGCGCAAGGTCGACCCCGAGCGGTTTCCCGGGATCGTCAAGACCGACTGCATCGTCCTCGACTTCACCGGCGCGGCGCAGCGGCACGGCTCGATCGAGATGGATATCAATCTCGAAGATGAAGAGCCCGAGCCCGGGGCGGTCCCCTACAAGATCTGCCCGGAATGCGAGGCACAGCTGCCGCTCGGCACCTCGCCGTGTCCGTTCTGCGGGTACGTCTGGCAGCGGGAGATCGGCGAGAAGCGGCTCCTCGAGCAGTTCGACCTCACCGAGATCGACCTGCTCAACCGCTCGCCGTTCCGCTGGTGCGACCTGTTCGGCGACGACCAGGCTCTCGTCGCGTCGGGCTTCGATGCCTGGGGCGGCGTGTTCTTCGACGGCGAGCACTGGCATGCGGTCGGCAAGCCGCGGCAGGGCCGGCTCAGCCATCTCGCCATCGGCACGCGGCCGCAGGTGCTGTCGGCAGCCGACGATTTCCTGCGCGGCATCGAGAGCACCGATGCGGCGAACAAGAGCCGTCGCTGGCTGAAAGACCCGGCCTCGGACAGGCAGCGCCAGCTGCTGACGCGCGCCGGCCATCCGGCGGCTTCGCTCGACTTCGGCCTCTCCAAGTACGCCGCCAACTGCCACCTCAACTTCCTCTGGCATCGCGACGCCATCCGCTCGGCGGTGTTCGCCACCAGCCCGCGGAGGGCGGCATGATCGCGCTTTGGATCGCCGCCGATGTCGCGGCAACGAGCCTTCTGGCATCCGCGTGGCGTGCTCTGCGCAGTGTGCAAGCGCCCGGCCGCTGGCTTTGGCTGGTTCGACCCGGCACGGCGGAAGGTATCGCCGCCCTCGCACTGGTTCTGCTCGATCGGCTGCCAGGGCTACTGGTGGCGGCGGCACAAGGACTCGGCCGGCATGTTTGACCTGCAGCCCGAGGAGAAAGCCGCCATCCGCGCCGCGGTCAAGCCGGTCGCCGAGATCATGAACGAGATCGGCTGGCTCACCCGGCTCTGCGACCTGAGCGAGGCGCAAGTGTTGACGCTGATCGAGGTCGCCGTCGGCGGATACCAGGACGCCATGCAGGCGATGGCGAAACCGTCGGGAGAGGAAGTCCCGTTTTGACGGAAGCCGCCTCCGTGCTCGACTTCAATCACCGGCCGAAGCCGCCGTCGTTCGCCGACAGGATCAACGTGCTGATCGACGGCGCGCTGGTGGCCGCCGACCGGGTGCGACCCCCGCGCGGCTACCTTGGCGGCTCGCGCTTGGGCGATCCCTGCCAGCGCCGGCTGCAGTACGAGTACCTGGACGTGCCGCGGGACGAGGGCGCTGGCTTCTCAGGTCCGCAGCTGCGCATCTTCGCCGCCGGGCACGCCTTCGAGGACCTCGTCGTCGGCTGGCTGCGTGACGCCGGCTTCGATCTCCGCACCCGCAACCGCGCCGGCGAGCAGTTCGGCTTCTCGGTCGCCGGCGGCCGCATCCAGGGGCACATCGACGGCGTCATCGTCGGCGGACCGGACGGCTTCGCCTACCCGGCACTGTGGGAGTGCAAGTCGGCGAATGCCAAGAACTGGCGGGAGATCGTCAAGCGTGGCGTGACGCTGGCGAAGCCGATCTACGCGGCGCAGGTCGCGCTCTATCAGGCCTACATGGGCCTGACCGAGCACCCCGCCGTCTTCACCGCCGTCAACAAGGACACCTCGGAGCTCTGGCACGAGGCGGTGCCGTTCGACGCCGCCCTCGCCCAGAGCGTCAGCGACAAGGCCGTCCGCATCCTGCAGGCGAGCCAAGCCGGCGAATGGCTGCCGCGTCTCGCCGTCAACCTCGATCACTTCGAGTGCGCGCTGTGCGCCTGGAAGGAGCGGTGCTGGTCATGACCGCTCCTGATACCACCCTCGCCCCACCGCCGGTGCAGCCCGACGCCGGCATGATCGCCACGTTCATGGACGCGGTGTTCGGCTACTGCGAGGGCTTCGTGCCGATCCGCGCGCTCGCCGAGAAGGGCGGGCCCGACCGGCCGCCGCACACGCCGTTCATCGCCTCCGACGGCGAGCTCGGCGCCAAGACCGCAATGCAGGCCGCATGGGCCGCCGATGCCGGCATGGCGCTCTACGCCGTGCCCGGCACCGTCGCCCGGCCGGGCGAAGCGAGAGCCGAGGATGTAGCGCAGACGCAGGTGGTGCTGGTCGATCTCGACCACGGCGACATCGGCGCCAAGCGCGAGCATCTGATCCGGCACCTCGGCGAGCCCTGCCTCGAGGTGGCGTCGGGCGGCGTCACCGCCGAAGGCCAGGCGAAGCGGCACCTCTACTGGCGGCTGACCGAGCCGGCGGAAGGCGAGGACATCGCCCGTGTCTGCCGGCTCCGGCACATTATCGCGGTCAAGGCCGGCGGCGATCCGGCGTTCCGCTCGCCGCATCAGCCGATCCGCATCGCCGGTTCAGTCTACCACAAGAGCGGCACCCCTCGACTGGTGCGAATTATCGGTCAGCGGGCACGTGACCACGACCTCGCCGAGCTTGCCGAGGCGGTGATGGCGATGCCACCGCGGGAGGGCACCGCCGCGTCTGTCTCCGATCTCGATTTCAACGACGCCGGCACCGGCAGCATCGAGGACATCTTCGTGCAGCGAGTGCGCGAGGGCGGCGCCGACGGCATCACCCGGTTCGAGGCGATCAGCAAGGTGATCGGCTACTGGATCCGCCGCGCCCGGGACGGCCACGTCACGCCGGCCGGCGCCTGGGACGAGATCGTCGCTTACAACGAGGCGCGCGTCGATCCGCCGTGGCCGCTCGACCGGCTGCAGGCCGAGGCCGAACGGCTGTGGAAGCGCGACCGCGAGAACAATGGCGCCATCGCCGCCGAGGGCGGTGCCGACGACGGCGGCAACGACGGCGTCGTCCTTCCGGTGGGCTTCACAGAGGACGCGCTGGCGCTGGAGTTCACCGGCCGCCACGGCGACGACTGGCGCTACGTCGCCGGCTGGGGCCAGTGGCTCGTGTGGTGCGGCACCCACTGGCAGAAGGAGACGACGCTCCGCGCCTACGATCTCGCCCGCCTCGTCTGCCGTGACGCCGCCCGGCGCTGCAACAACCGCAAGGTCTCGACCAAGCTGTCGACCGCGGCGACGGTCTCGGCGGTGGAGCGTCTCGCCCGCGCCGATCGCCGCCATGCCGCCACCACCGAGGAGTGGGACCGCGACCTGTGGGCGCTCAACACGCCCGGCGGGGTGATCGATCTGCGCTCAGGTGCCGGCCGGCCGCACGACCGCGCCGAGTGCATCACCAAGATCTCCACCTCGACGCCGAAAGGGGAGTGCCCCACCTGGCGGGCGTTTCTCGCCACCGTCACCGGCGGCGATCCCGAGTTGCAGGCCTACTTGGCGCGGATGGCGGGATACGCGCTCACCGGGGTGACCTCGGAGCACGCGCTGTTCTTCCTCTACGGCACCGGCGCCAACGGCAAATCGGTGTTCGTCAACACGCTCGCCGCAATCCTCGGCGACTACGCCACCAACGCGCCGATGGACACCTTCATGGTGGCGCAGGGCGAACGCCATCCCACCGACGTGGCGGGGCTGCGCGGCGCGCGGCTCGTCACCTCGATCGAGACCGAGCAGGGGCGCCGCTGGGCGGAAAGCAAGCTGAAGGCGCTCACCGGCGGCGATAAAATCTCGGCGCGGTTCATGCGCCAGGACTTCTTCGAGTTCACGCCGCAGTTCAAGCTGGTGGTCGCCGGCAACCACAAGCCCGCCATCCGCAACGTCGACATCGCCATGCGGCGGCGGCTGCACATGGTGCCGTTCACCGTCACCATCCCAGACCACAAGCGCGACCAGGCGCTGCCGCAGAAGCTGCTCGCCGAGCGCGACGGCATCCTCGCCTGGGCCGTCGCCGGCTGCCTCGAATGGCAGCGCTCAGGTTTGAAGCCGCCGGTCTCGGTCGTTGCCGCCACCGAGGAATACTTCGAGGCCGAAGACGCGCTCGGCCGCTGGCTCGACGAGTGCTGCCGCCGGACCATCAACGGCTTTGAGACAACGGCCGATTTGTTCGCTGCCTGGAAGACCTGGGCCGATGGCGCCGGGGAGTTTGTCGGCAGCCAGAAGCGGTTCTCGGAAAACCTTTCCGCCCGGAACTTTGACAAGGGACGCGAGCCCGGCACCGGCCGCCAGGGGTTTCTCGGCCTTTCATTGAACGACGCCGCCCGGAGAACCTTCAGTGAGGGAATCTACTGATGCGCGAATATCGTGAGACTTGGACCAACTGTGTGAAGGATGTGAAGGATCCCTTCGTTAACACCGTCACCCGCGCGCGTCGTGCGCGCGCGTATACGGCTGATAAGGGGGAAACCTTCACATCCTTCACAAACGCGAACAGTGCTGTCAGAAAACGCGCTCTGGTTGATGGCGCGCCACTGCTGATCCTGGCTCTCGATCTGGGGCAAAAGACCGGCTGGGCGGTGCGCAACCGCGACGGCGCGATCGCCAGCGGGACCCACGAGTTCCGCCCCGGCCGGTTCGAGGGCGGCGGCATGATCTGGCTGCGCTTCCGTGCCTGGCTGCGGGAGATCGACGAGACGGCGGGCGGCGTCGGCGTGGTGGTGTTCGAAGAAGTGCGGCGGCATCTGGGCACCGGCGCGGCGCACGCGTTTGGCGGCTACCTCGCGCACCTCACCGCCTGGGCCGAGGCGAACAGGATCCCTTACCAAGGCGTGCCAGTGGGCGCGATCAAGCGGCACATTGCCGGCAAGGGCAACGCCGACAAGGCCGCAGTGATCGTTGCCGTCCGCCGGCTGGGCTTCCAACCGGCCGACGACAACGAGGCCGATGCGCTGGCGCTGCTGCACTGGGCGATCGTCCATGGCGTGGGAGCCATCCGATGAACGGCGCCATGCTGCTGCTGCACGCGGCCGGGGTGATCGAACACCGCGAGCGGAGCTACGGGCCGCCGGCCGAGAGCTTTGACGCCATCTCCGTACGCTGGTCGCAGGTGCTCGGCATCGGCGTCACCCCGGCGCAGGTCGCGCTATGTCTCATTGATCTCAAGCTGGCCCGGCTCACCCGTGATCCGTCGCACCTCGACTCGATCGTCGATGTCGCCGGCTATGCCGCGTGCCTGCGGGAGGTGACGCGCGAT